GGCCCCCCACTAAGATTAAACAATGGCGCTGCACGATGGCGCAAGCCAGCGCGATGGGACTGCCTCGCGCACTGGGTCAAGCGGCGTCTGTCCTTGGCGTTGAGGAACAGAAGGACAAAGCTGGCGCGGCCCTTATGCTCCGGATGGCACGGCCCCGTAAGGTGAACGCCGACGGTAGCTACACATGGTGGAACACTAAGGATAAAATAGATACGCTAGTAGCGTACTGCATCCAAGATGTTAAAACAGAACTGTCCGTAGCTGCGACACTGAACGATATGCCTGACAGTGAACGCCGTCTCTATCAACTTGACCAGCGCATCAACGACCGTGGCGTTAAGGTTGACCTTGACCTTATCGAACGGGTTAGCAAACTTGCTAACTCCGCGTCAGAGAATATCGACGCAGAGATCAAGCGCCTTACCAACGGCCATGTCAAAGCAGCAACGAACGCAATGGACTTAACCGCGTGGCTTCGTAGCTATGGGCTACAAGTTAAGTCCGTGGACAAGCAGACCGTGACGCGGATGCTGGGCATGGAGAAGCTACACCCCGTCATTAAGCAAGTGTTGCGCCTACGCCAAGACGGAGCCAAGTCTAGCACCGCTAAGTATGAGGCGATGGTTAACGCAGCTAACGCCGACAACCGTATGCGCGGCCTTCTTATGTATCATGGCGCGGCAACGGGCCGGTGGTCGGGTCGGCTGGTGCAGCCGCAGAACTTCCCACGTCCACAAAAGAAGCAAGACGAGCTAGACCAAATCATCGCCAAGCTAAAGGCAGACGAAGATGTGTCGGAGCATGGCGCAGGGACACTGATTGCCTCTGACTTGTTACGATCTACGCTGATTGCAGAGGATGGCCACCGGCTTATGTTCGCCGACTACTCGGCGATTGAGGCTCGTGTGTTGGCGTGGGTAGCAGGACAGACCGATTTGGTTGGGACGTTCCAAAATGCTGGAGACGTGTATAAAGAAATGGCATCGTTCATTTACAACGTGGACGTAGCGAACGTTACTGATGCACAGCGTCAGGTCGGGAAGATGGCAATCTTGGGTTGCGGCTATGGCATGGGCGGCAAACGCTTTGCCGAGCAGTGTGCTACGATGGGTATCAACGTAGACGAGGACGAAGCTAAGCACATTGTGTCCGTCTATCGGGAGAAGAACAACAGGATCGCGCAGTACTGGCGCGATAGTGAAAACGAATTTGTAGAGATGGTGAAGGAAGCGGGCCGTGTTAGGTCGGTCGAGCTTCCACTACCTAGCGGGCGGTCGCTAACGTACCACAATCCCCGCATTATTCAGCGAGAGACGCCTTGGGGGGCAATGCGTGACACCGCGCAAGTCGATACGCTGAATAGTGTGACCCGTCAGTGGGTGTCACAGATTATATGGGGTGGTCTGTTGACAGAGAATGTGGTGCAAGCAACCGCCCGCGACCTGATGGCCACGGCCATGATGGCGCTGGAACTTAAAGGCTACAACGTAATCCTGTCCGTACACGATGAAATCATTAGCGAAGTGCCAGATGGTTTTGGTTCGCTTGAAGAGATGATTGAAATTATGACCCGCGTTCCGGCATGGGCGGATGGATGCCCAGTTAACGCCGAAGGTAAAGTAGGAAAGAGGTATCGGAAATGACAGCACACGCAAAGTTTGGCGCGTCCAATGCAAAGCGCCGCATGAGTTGCCCTGGTTCACTTGAAGCCGAGGCTCCCTTCCCTAACGAGAGTTCGCCATACGCCGAACTTGGTACGGCAGCGCATGAACTGGGTGAGTTCTGCTTAGTCAATGGACATGAAGATGCCTTCGCCTTCATTGGCGAAGAGCATAACGGCCACAAGGTTGACGACAACATGGCCCGTGCGGTGCAGGTTTACATCGACTACATCCGAGATGTGGCTGCGACCGAACCGAATATTTGTAGATACGAAAAAAGATTTAGCCTAGATAAACTTGATCCGCCCATGCCGATGTTCGGCACGGCTGACTGTATCATCTACGGCAAAGAGAGCGGGACGCTTTACGTCATCGACTACAAGCACGGCCAAGGTATCGCCGTTGAAGTTGAGGATAACGCGCAGCTTAAATACTATGCGCTCGGTGCTATCCTTGAGATAGGCGAGAAGGCTCCGGTCAACAAGGTTATCACTGTTGTTGTACAGCCACGCGCTATGCACCACGACGGGCCGGTGCGCGAGTACAGCTACACCCGTGACGACATCATGGACTTCGGCACAGACTTGATTGACGCAGCACACGCGGCCATGAAGCCTGACGCACCGCGCATCTCTGGCGCGCATTGCACATTCTGTCTGGCAGCAGGAACCTGTTCGGCCCTGCGCAACAACGCCCTTGAGATTGCTCAAGACGAGTTCGGCACAGTGCGAAACATCAATGACCTATCCCCTCAAGAGATAGCGGACTTTCTGCAAAGGGTCCCGCTGATTGAAGAGTGGATTAAGTCTCTGCGCCGACACGCTAATAACCTGCTTGATACTGGCGCGGAACTTCCCGGCTACAAGCTGGTTGAAAAACGACCGACGCGCCGCTGGCGTGTTGAGGAAGAGGTTGTGGCTTGGGCCACAGAAGAAGGTCTCGATGACGACGACATCTACGAAAAGAAGTTGAAGTCGCCACCGCAGATCGAGCGCATTGTGGGCAAGAAGAACTTGCCGACATCGCTCGTAATAGCTGTATCATCCGGCACATCTATGGTCGCTGATACAGATAACCGTCCGGCTGTTGCCCTGTTGGCAGCAGACGAGTTCACCGTTGAATAAGGAAACACCGATGCCTACGATTTATACGACAAAAAAGAGTAAGACACACCTACATGGCCGCGAAATTCTCCACCATATAGACACCGTATCGCCTACCGGCGCTTCGATTGTGATCTGGTGCGATGAAGACGGGCTTCAAATGTATTCGGAAGAGACCGCCGAAACCACCGTTCGTTGGACTGAGCGTATGCTGGACTTGGCAAAGGAAACTCTTGCCACAGAAATCCGTATTTCATCTAAGTAAGGAGAGTTAAAATGAGTAAAGTTATTACGCCAGAAGCAATCATCTCTTATCCGCATGTCTTTGAACCACAGATACCTCCGGGCGCAACTGAGCCAGTCTATTCTTGCTGCCTCGTATTCCCTGACGGCACTGACATGTCGGAACTGAAAGCGGTTGCGGCGTCTGTTGCTAAGGAACAGTGGGGAGACAAGACCAAATCGTTAATGGAAGGCGGCAAAATCCGTATGCCTTTCCGTAACGATGGCGAAGAGAAGGGCTACCCAGAAGGGTCGGTCTTCATGAATGTCAAATCCAAGCAGGCTCCAGGCGTCGTCAGCAAGTTTGCTGGTGAGAATGGTAAGCCCGCCCCGATCACGGACCCCAAGGAAATCTATCCAGGGGCCAAGGTCCGTGCCTCGCTGCGCGCCTATGCGTACAGCGTCAACGGCAACAACGGCGTTGCGTTTTCACTAGGCAATCTTCAGAAGGTTGGCGACGGTCCCCGTATGGATGGCCGACTGTCCGCTGCGGATGAGTTTACTGCGTCGGAACGTCCGTCCGCAGACATCTCAGATTTGGATGACCTATTATGATTTGACCTTATTTTGTTAATAAGGTAATGGAGAAACCGGGGACTTGGAAGTCGTCCCCGGTTTCAACATTACTAGACAGAAAGGGTCCGTAATGCCTTCACAACTTATCACCTATGCCGAAATCAAACAACTATTTGACTATGACAAAAATACGGGGGACCTTATTTGGAAAGTAAACCTCAAACCACGGGCGAAAGCTGGTGCAGTAGCGGGGTTTATTGCTACAGATGATTATCGTCGCATTGGGATTAGAGGCCGAGCGTACCTAGGTCATCGCCTTGTCTGGCTCTATTGCACTGGGGCTTGGCCGGAAGAATTTATAGATCACATAGATGGCAATAGATTGAATAACCGTATCGAAAATCTCCGTAACGCCAGCCGTTCAGATAATAACCGAAACGTAGCACTTCAGAGGAATAATAAGTCGGGATATAAAGGCGTAAGTTTTATGAAACGCGACAGCGTATGGGTCGCGCAAATAACTCACGACCGAAAGAATTATTTTCTTGGGCGATTTAAAACACCAGAAGAAGCCTACTCCGCGTATTGTGCTGCGGCTAAAGACTTACACCGAGAGTTTGCTCGGCTAGTCTAAAGCCTCAGAAATCATCTGGGCTTTCTTGGCTAGGGTCTTAGCCACAATCTCATCAACAGAATTGACAAGGCCGAACGTCCGCACGATGACGGGCTTTGTCTGACCAATACGGTGGCAACGCTTAGCCGCCTGTGCGTTCACCGCCGGAACCCAATCCATCTCCACAAACGCCACCTGATTCGCAGCCGTCAATGTAATCGCCGTAGAACATGCGGTGATCTGGCCGATGAATACCCGCACCTTTGGGTCTGTCTGGAAGTTGTCAATCGCCGCTTGACGGTCGGCTGTTGCCATTCCGCCTGCGACCACCACCGGATTGAAGTCCTTCAGCTTATCGTACAGCGTCTGGATTGCGTCGGTGTGGTAGGCAAAGATAACGATCTTGTCGTAGGCATCATCAGCCAACTCGCCAGCTATCTGTGTGGCGATGGGCGCTGCCTTGGCCGTACCAGTTAAGCGGCGTAGTGACGCGATGTGAGGGGCGAGGCTTTCAATCTCTGAAGACAAGTCTTGGTTTGTCAGCGAATGCGCGAGGATCATATCAACGGCTTCGGCTTGGCGTGGATCGTCGATGTGTTTGCGGTCGCTCCAGTTATCAATCTCAACTGGTGCAGATTGCCACCATATTGGAGGTAAATCTTTCAGCACCACCTCGCCCTTACGGCGCAGCATGATTGACTTCAGCACGGTCTTGAACTCATTCATGCGTTCAGTCTTGTTGCCAAGAATTTGTAGCCCAAATGGGCTACACCATGTCTTGCAGAAGTAGGTCGTAAACTCGGTGAAGTTTAGAGGGTACTTCCATATAGCCTTGAGATGCGTCCAGAAATCGCTGACGTTATTAGGAATGGGAGTACCACTAAGAAGCCAAACACGATCAGCGAAACGAACAAGCCCATCGCCGCGACAGTACTGACCATATAGATACTTTGTGCGCTTAGCAGTACGGTTCTTGAGATAATGCGCTTCATCCAAGACGAGGACTTCTGGTTCAAACTTGGCAATCTCATTACGAACCTCCTTCGATTGCGTGATCTTATCGTAGCTGAACACCTTCACTTCGCGCTCGACCGTACCCCACTTGCCAAACTCACGACGCCAGTTAATCTTGGCAATGGCGGGACAAACGACAACGACCTTTGTTAAGCCGAGTGTATCACACGCTGCAATAACTTGAAGTGTTTTGCCAAGACCCTGCTCATCCGCAAGGAATGCGGCGGGGTTCTTACAAAGAAAGTCTGCGCCGACTTTTTGGTAATCGAATAGGTGGTTCATCTTTTCTCTCTCCCGCGTAACAAGCAAGAAGCGCAGCCTCTGCCCGTCCGTCGTCCTTCTTGCGTGCAAAGAGGTGGGCGTAATCGGGGAACAACTCTTGCGCTCTCTGCCGACTACCGTCCTTCCCTCCGAACGTGCGCATAGACTTAATCCAAGTTGCAGGTGGGATCAACTCAAAAGGTACAGACAGGCCAGCAAGGACACCTTC